GCCGTCAACTTGAACAACTACCCGTGGAACGTGAACACGAACATCGGCGCGCGGTGCGCCTGTGACTTGGAAACTTTTAGGCGTGTTGCTTTACGGAGCAACGGCACAACTAATGCAAATACCATTAGTCAGAACGCTTTGCCCGTCTTGGCGGAGGAATACCGCTGGGCAAATACGAAAAGGGACGCGGCTGGTTAGTAGCAGAAAGCGAAAGGCGGACGCGGGAGGTTCTATGAAAAGATACACCGGAATTTATGAACAGATATACGATTTCGCAAATCTCGAACGCGCATACAAGAAAGCGCGGCGGTGCAAGCGTTATCGTAACGAAGTTTTGCGGTATTCGCGAAATCTTGAAGAAAACCTTATCAATTTGCAAAATCACTTGATATGGCATTCTTACGAACAAGGGATTTACCGCACGTTTTACGTTTACGAACCGAAGAAGCGGTTAATCTCCGCCCTTCCGTTCGCCGATCGCGTCGCGCAACACGCGATCAACAATATTTTAGAACCGCTGATAGATCGGCGGTTTTATTATCATTCCTACGCTTGCCGCAAGGAAAAGGGAATGCACAAGGCTTCCGAAGTGCTGACGAAATGGCTTTACGATGAAACCTTCGACGGAAAACCGCTGTACGCGATCAAAGCGGACATTCACCATTACTTTCAATCAATCGACCACGAAAGGCTGAAAGCGACGATCCGGCGGATCATCAAGGACGAAGAAGCGCTTGCGCTTCTCGATAAAATCATCGACAACGTCGGCACGGACGGCAAGGGAATTCCCGTCGGAAACCTTACGTCACAGTTATTCGCGAATTTATATCTTGATCGGATGGACAAGTATTTGAAAGAAACCTTGCACGTTCGGCATTATATACGCTATATGGACGACTTCGTTATCCTTTCGCCCGACAAGGCGTATTTGCGGGATTTGTTGCAGAAGATCGAATTCTTCCTTGCTTCGGAATTGGGCTTGCTTCTCAATCCGAAAACAACGATCCTTAATTGCAAGAACGGCGTTGATTTCTGCGGATACAGACACTTCACCGACCACAAGAAGGTGCGCAAAACAAGCATTCGCCGAATGAAGCGGACGATCCGCGCATACCGGAAGGGAATTATCAGCGAAGAGCGCTTCGCGAAAGCCCTTCAAAGCTGGCTGGGGCATATCCAACACGCGGACGCGTACTTGCTTCGGGAAGGAATGCTTCGACGGCTGGAGGGCGCGCGGGAAGAGCGGCAAGCCGCAAGCGCGGCGGCACAAATCGCCAATGAACGAAAGGAGGGCGACGAATGGAAAATGCAATGACCGTTTTATCTGTTATCAGTACCGTTTGCGCAATCGTGTTTGGGTATATCGCTTTTGTCCGTAATAGGGACAGCGACAAGACCAAAGAAGCGAAGAGCGACGCAACAATTCTAACCGAATTGGGATACATAAAAGGCGGCATTGACGACGTAAAGGCGGAACAACGGGAACAGAGAAAGACGAATACCGATTTCGTCGGAAGGCTTGTTTCCGTTGAAGCGTCTGCAAAACAGGCACATAAACGACTTGACCATATCGAACAGCAAATCAGCAAGTAAAACAGAACGGGAGCGGTTCACGAATGAGCCGTTCCCGTTCTTAATTTTAGGAGGTATCAACAATGAGTAACAGCACGCTGGTGGACTACACGAAAATTTCACCGAACAGAACAAGCCCGCGAAATCACGCGATCGACACGATCACAATTCATTGCGTTGTCGGGCAATGTTCCGTTGAAACGCTGGGAAACATCTTTGCGCCGACTTCGCGACAGGCAAGTTCTAATTACGGCGTGGGCGTTGACGGACGTATCGGAATGTATGTCGAAGAAAAGGATCGTTCGTGGTGCAGTTCAAACGCGGCGAACGATAACCGCGCAATCACAATCGAAGTTGCAAGCGACACGGCACACCCTTACGCCGTGAACGCGAAAGCATACGCCGCCCTTCTTGACCTTGTAACGGATATTTGCCGCAGGAACGGGATCAAGAAACTTGTTTGGTCTACGAATAAGAATGAGCGCGTTAATCATTTGAACGGTTGCAATATGACGGTTCATAGAGATTACGCGAATAAATCCTGTCCGGGGGATTATCTGTACGAAAGGCACGGCGCGATCGCGGCGGAGGTAAACAAAAGGCTGGGGGCTTCCCCGGCGGAGCCGGAAACGCCTTCTTCCGGAGCTGGTACGCTTTACAAAGTGCAGACAGGCGCTTTCAAGCAGAAATCGAACGCACAGGCGCTGGAAAAGAAATTGAAGGCGGCTGGTTTCGATACCTACGTCGCGAATACGGGCGGCTATTACAAAGTACAGGTGGGTGCGTTCAGCAAGAAGGCAAACGCCGACGCTATGCTTGCAAAGCTGAAAGCGGCGGGATATTCTGACGCTTTTATTACGACCGGAAGCGGCGGCACGGCGGCGGCTTCCGTGAAGGTGGGAAGCAAAGTACGCTTGAAGCAGGGCGCGAAAACCTACGACGGGAAAAGCCTTGCTTCCTTCGTGTATAACCGCGATCACGTCGTAAAGGAAATCAGCGGAGATCGCGCCGTGATTACATACGGTGGCGTGGTTGTCGCGGCGGTGAAGCTGTCCGATCTGACGCTTGTT